TGTTTAAAAAAGTAACTACTCTCCCTGAAGGCAAGAGTCATGGACTGGTCTTTCTGTTGGATTGGAGTGGTTCTATGGGAGACCATCTTCTGAGCACTGTCAAGCAGGTTCTGAATCTTGCTTGGTTTTGTCAAAAAGTTGGTATTCCTTTTCGTGTCTATGCCTTCACCAATGCCTGGTATGTTGAGCGTAGTAGTGAATACTGGGAACCTCAGAAGAATCTTCTTGGAGACGCAGAGTCAAACAGTGTTTGGGCTAGTGATGATTTCCGTCTGATTGAGTTTCTGACGAGTGAGGGTAATGCGAAAGATTTTGAAAAGCAGGTCAAGACTCTCTGGCGTCTGACCAAGGCAAACAGTCGCGGTTATGATAATCCTGCTATCCCTGTGGGATTCTCACTGAGTGGAACTCCCTTGTTTGTTGCTCTCTCTTCACTCACTAGTGTCTTGCCTGCTTTCCAGAAGAAGTATGGACTTCAGAAAGTTCACACCATTGTTCTTACGGATGGTGAGTCTGAACCTCTGACATATACTTCCTATCGCGAAACTCGTGATGGTGATCTTCGACCAGTGCGTTGCCAGATTCGGTCTAAGTCCACTTATTTGCGTGATCGTAAACTGGGAACCACTTATAGTCTGGGGGACTACCACAAGCAACAGACTTCGATCATGCAGAACCTGAGAGATCGATTCCCCTTCATGAATTTTATTGGTATTCGTATTTGCTCTGGACGTGATTTTGGATCTATGGTACGCTGGTGGACTGAGCAATCTGTTTCACCTGAGATGTCTTCTAAATGGAAGAAAGAAAAGTCTATGACCCTTGACATTGGAAACTACACCAAGTTCTTTGCTATCTCAGCTGGAGACATGGGAGCATCTTCTGAGTTTGAAGTTCAGAATGATGCAACCAAATCTCAGATCAAGAGTGCTTTCAAGAAGTCCTTGCAAAAGTCTAAGTTCAACCGTAAAATTCTGTCTGAGTTCGTGGAGTTGGTGGCATGAGGCACATTCTTTTTACTTTGCAGGGATGTGCTTTTGATCCCCTTAATGACAGAAGTTACATTGAAGTAATTCTCAAAGAGACTGCTGAAATTTGTAAGTCTACTTTGCTGGATATCTCCTCTCACAAGTTTCAACCACAAGGTGTGACCGCTGTTGCTCTACTCGCAGAGAGTCACATTAGCATTCACACCTGGCCAGAAAAAGGTATGGCAGTTTGTGACGTTTTTACTTGCGGCGAACATACTCGTCCTCAGGCAGGTGTAGATTATCTTGCAGAGTGTATGGGTGCCACTGATGTCATCACCAATGAGTTTATGAGGCCACTTGAATGAACATCTTTGTAACTGATCCAAGTCCGATCGTGTCTGCTCAGGTTCTACCTGACAAACACATTGTCAAGATGCCACTTGAGTGTTGTCAAATGTTGGCAATCGTGGCATCCAAAGAATGGGGTCATGACTTTGGTCATCTTCCCCGTGCTGATGGTAAACACTACAAAACTAAAAAAGGTGCTTTCCGCAATCATCCATGCACGATATGGGCCAATGAATACGTTTTGAACTGGCGTTGGTTGATTCGGCACGGACTTGCTCTATGTGAAGAGTATTCACATAGATACGGAAAGATTCATACGTGTCTTCGTACACTCGCATACGCAAATTCAATTTTCCCTTACGCTGACCCTACAGGTCGATCAGGACGTGACCCCACACCTTTCGCTAGAGCAATGCCCGATGAGTTTAAACATGACACAAGCATTGACACTTTTACTGCTTACAAAATGTATATCGCATCCAAACCTTGGGTTGCATCTAATTATCTTCGTGACCCATCCCGCAAACCAGATTGGGTATGACAATCTCTGAACTGTCCACTACCTCCTGAAAGGGAGGTTTTTTACTTTATACTGTATACATACAAACGAAAGCGATCATGCCTCAATTGAACCACGTCGATTCCCTCCGCGATCTCTATGGCAGCGAGTTTGTTGCTGCTGATGTTCGTGGATACTGTGCTTCTGAAGGTGTCACATATCAGACCGTTACCAAGCACCTTGAGCAATATAAAGTTGGTCGCGGCAAGTGGAATCTTGAAGTGACTCAAGACGCCGTAGAGACGATTGAGAGTGCCTTTGAGGCTCCTGCTGCTGTGGGTCTGGTGCCCACCAAGGATGATAACTTTGTTCCTTTCGGCAACTTCCCTTCCATCAAGAAGATCATCAAGTCTAAGATCTTCTATCCCACCTTCATCACTGGTCTTTCTGGCAATGGTAAAACCTTTGGAGTCGAACAAGCATGTGCTCAACTCGGACGAGAACTCATCCGAGTCAACATCACAATCGAAACGGACGAAGATGATCTCATCGGCGGTTTCCGGTTGCTTGACGGCAATACTGTTTGGCACGACGGGCCTGTTGTTTCTGCACTTAGGCGAGGAGCACTACTGCTCCTTGACGAGATCGACCTCGCCAGCAACAAAATCCTTTGCCTGCAATCTATTCTCGAAGGCAACGGAGTTTTTATCAAGAAAACCGGTGAGTACATCAACCCCGCGCCTGGGTTCAATGTGATCGCCACTGCCAACACCAAGGGCAAAGGTTCTGATGATGGTCGCTTCGTTGGCACCAATGTTCTGAATGAAGCATTTCTTGAGCGTTTTGCTTTGACCTTCGAGCAGGAGTATCCGACTCCTGCCACGGAGACTAAGATCCTGAACAAGATCTGTTCTGATGCTGAGTTTTGTCAACGTCTTGCCGATTGGGCAGACATTATCCGCAAGACCTTCTATGATGGTGGTATCGATGAAGTGATCTCCACTCGTCGTCTTGTCCACATTATTGCTGCCTACAAGATCTTTGATGACAAAGCTAAAGCAATTCAACTCTGCCTCAATCGTTTCGATGATGAGACCAAGCAAGCATTCATTGACCTCTACGACAAAGTTGACTCTGATGTTGACATGAACCAGCAAGAGGAAGTATAATGAATGCTTGGAGTATGCTTTATGATGAATTACTCATGAGTGATGAAAAGTGGGTGAAAGAGAATGGGGGATATGAATACACTCCCCCAATCTATGAATCACCTGATGGAGGTAAAACCGTTTACAAACGCGCTCTTGGTTCTCTCAATAGAGAATTAGTAAAGACAACAACAAACAAAAAAGTGACAGGAAAGTACAAGTATGATGAGGAAACAATCCTCAAAGAACTGAAAGATTACATCAGTTCCACATACAAGCAGCATTATTCGGCTGGTGATGATCAAATTCAAACTCTCGATTTGATCGAAGCATGTGGTGATGGTGAAGCATTCTGTCGTAGCAACATTCTGAAGTACGCTTCTCGCTACGATAAGAAGGGCACTGCCCGACGTGACATCATCAAGATTTTACATTACGCAGTTCTTCTGCTACACTTCAACGACAAAAACGCAAAACAAAATGACGAACGTGGCTATGAAACTTTCTGATTCTACTGTGAATCTGCTGAAGAACTTCAGCAACATCAACCAGTCGATTCTCTTCAAGCAAGGAAAGTCTCTTCGCACAATTAGTGTCATGAAGAACATCCTCGCTGAAGCAACCATCGACGAGGATCTGCCTAAGGACTTTGGCATCTATGATCTGAACCAGTTTCTGAACGGACTGTCTCTGTATCAGAATCCTGATCTGGATTTCTTGAATGATGGTTATGTTGTCATCAAAGAGGGCAAGTCTCGGTCCAAGTATTTCTTTGCTGATCCGAGTGTGATTGTTTCTCCTCCTGAGAAATCCATCTCTCTCCCCAGTGAAGATGTCTGCTTCCAACTGGACACCCAACAACTGGACAAACTCCTCAAGGCTGCTTCTGTCTATCAACTCCCTGATCTCTCTGCCATCGGTGAAGCAGGCGTCATCAAACTTGTTGTCCGTGACAAGAAGAATGATACCTCTAACGACTTTGCAGTTGTTGTCGGTGAGACTGACAAAGACTTTTCTTTCAATTTCAAAGTTGAAAACATCAAACTCATTCCTGGATCCTACGATGTAGTTGTTTCCTCTAAACTTCTTTCCAAGTTCATGTGTCGTGATCGCGACCTGACCTATTTCATCGCTCTGGAACCTGACTCTACTTATGAAGAATGATTTTCTCTGGGTTGAAAAGTATCGACCCAAGAGTATTGAAGATTGTATCCTGCCACAAAACATCAAAGATACCTTCCAACAATTTGTAGACAAGGGAGAGATCCCTAACCTACTGTTGGCAGGTCCGGCAGGGTGTGGTAAAACTACCATTGCCCGTGCTCTGTGTGAGCAACTCGGGTCTGACTACATTATTATCAACGGATCCGATGAAGGACGATTTCTGGACACGGTACGGAATCAAGCAAAGAACTTTGCTTCGACCGTATCACTTCAAGGACTGGGTGCAAAGCACAAAGTCATCATTATTGACGAGGCTGACAACACAACCCACGATGTACAACTCCTCTTACGGGCGAATATTGAGGCATTTTATAACAACTGCCGCTTCATCTTTACCTGTAACTACAAAAACAAAATCATCGAACCTCTCCACAGCAGATGCGCGGTGGTCGAGTTCGGAATTACAAATAAACAAAAACCCACAATCGCAGCAAAGTTCTTCAAGCGTCTCGGGACTATCCTTGAGGCAGAAGGTGTTAAAGCTGATCAAAAGGTACTTGCGGAACTAATCAACAAACATTTCCCTGACTGGCGACGTGTGCTCAATGAGTGTCAACGTTATTCCAGCAGTGGATCTATTGACAGTTCAATCCTTGCTGAATTCTCTGATGTCAAAGTCAACGATCTTATCAAGCGTCTTAAAGAAAAGAACTTTACTGAGGTCAGAAAGTGGGTCGTTAATAACCTGGACAATGATCCTGGTGTACTTCTGCGTCGTGTTTACGATGCTCTTCTTGATGCCCTTGAGAACCCTAGTGTTCCTGCTGCTGTGCTTGTCATTGCTAAGTATCAGTATCAAATTGCCTTCGTCGCGGACCAGGAGATCAACCTCCTCGCGGCACTAACTGAAATTATGGTGGAGTGTGAATTCAAATGATTAAACAAATCAAGTCACATTGGTATTATGTCTTCTGGGGTGCCATGACTGCTATCGTTTTCACGGGGCAGTTGATTACAGCCAGTGGTTATGTTATGATGTCTAATCAGGTTGGCAACCTGATTGAGGTTATCGAAGAAAATTATGATCGTAAGTGAGAATGATGCTGTTTGGGCGGCAGATGAATTCATCAACTACTTCAAGGACTTTGCAACTATTGAAGACTATTTGCGCTACGCAAAGAAAGAAGCAATAGGCAAAAGACCTATTCAATTACCAGGTTGCTCTGATGCAGACAAGTTCCTCAATGAGGACATGCATCCAGAGGACATGGATTTTGGTATCCGATTTGTTGGTGAAAGATTCAAGAATACCTACAAGGATTGTGTCACCCAGAAGGATTATATTGAGTTGTTGACAGCAACTTCTTCTCACGTTATTGAGCACAACATCCCTGGCAGGGAGTTGCGTTGGATGGTCTATGAAAAGAACACAGGCAAGAATGTTGGATTCATTCGCTTTGGGTCTCCTGTAATTAATTCCAAACCCAGAAACAACTGGTTGGGCAAAGCACCTGATCTCAGCATATTCAATCGTCATGCTGCCATGGGATTTGCGATTGTCCCATCTCAACCGTTTGGATACAACTATCTTGGCGGCAAACTTCTGGCCTTGATTTGTGTTTCTCACTTTGCCAGAGAGACTCTCAACGAAGTGTTTGAGAAAGACATCGCTCTGTTTGAGACTACATCTCTTTACGGATCTACCACATCAGCATCTCAATATGATGGTCTCAAACCATTTATTCGATACAAGGGACTGACTGATAGTAAGTTTCTACCACTCCTTCATGATACGGTCTTCCACCGTCTTCATGATCGATTCACCTATCTGAATGACAACACACCACTGACATCCAATGCTGCATCTTCTAAGAAGATGAAGCGTCAGACCAAGATGATTTCCATCATCCGCAACTCGTTGAAAGAACATGATCGTTCTGAGAAGTTGTCTGAGTTCAATAATGTTATCCAAACTGCTTTTGGATTGACTCAGCAGAAACGTTTCTATATCTCCGACTATGGATATGCAAATGTCCGTGAGGTGATTCTTGGTGAGCAGGAAGAACTTGTGCGTGGTCAGAACTGGGACAAGTTTTATCTAGAAAACATTATCTCTTGGTGGAAGAAGAAAGCATCTAAGAGATACGAGAAACTAAAGCATGAAGGTAGGTTCAGGGACAAGGTTGAACTATGGACAGAAGACGACGACATCCAAATTATTCGTTGAGGATATGGAGAATATGGAAGTATTCACTAGGAAGTTTCAGTGACGACAAGACAGCTCCTTATGACAATTACGTTGCTGGCATACGCACCGTTATTTTTGTGTCTTACATGGTTACCAACATTTTTATTATTAGTGGAGTGATTCGACATTGGAACTAAAAGATTGGTTGAACTCTATCAACTTCACCAAAGAAGACATTGCAGAGGAGGACAACATCAAGTCCTATCCTGCGTACATCGTCAACAGATGTCTCTCTGGACATCTTGATTGCATCATGTTTGCTAACGAGATGAACATTCACAATCATCTCGATAAAGACATGCAGTATCAGTTTTATCTAAATAGTTTACGAAAACGGAAAAGGTTCTCCCCTTGGTTAAAGAAGGGAAAAGTTGAAGATCTAAATATTGTCAAACAATATTATGGTTACAACAACGAAAAGGCAACACAAGCCTTGAGGATTCTGACCAAAGAACAACTTAACTACATCAAACAGCGACTTGATACTGGAGGCATAAAATGAGTACGGTGAGAGAACCAGAAGTAAACTGGAGTCAAGACTTAATGATCGAGGTTCAGTTGAATGAACCCGATGACTTTCTGAAAGTGAGAGAGACACTGACACGCATCGGTGTTGCATCTCGTAAAGAGAAAAAGTTATATCAGTCGTGTCACATCCTACATAAGCAGGGACGGTATTTTATCGTTCACTTTAAGGAATTGTTTGCACTGGATGGTAAACACGCTAACCTTACTCCTAATGATGTTCAGCGTAGGAATCGTATTACTCAGCTTCTTTCTGATTGGGGACT